GATGATGATCGTATCAATGCCGTCAGAGATAAGATGGCACTACAGATTACTGGTGAGGAAACTGACGAAGCAAAAAAGAGACTTAAAATTGCTGTAGTTATTTCCGTACTTGTAAATGTAGGACTTGTCTGGTATTGTTTAAGTCAGTAAAACAATACATAAAAATAAAAACTTAATGGATTATCACAGTAATAACCCCCTGCTTGAAGGAGTGGGGGGAACATTATTAGCATTTCTTTCAATCACCGTACCTTTATTAGTAATTGTGTTATTATGAATTTTACAGTTTATTCTAAAGATGGTTGCCCTTTCTGCACCAAAGTTCAGAGAGTTCTTGAACTATCAGAAAAAAGACATGTTGTCTATAAATTGGATAGAGACTTTACAAGAACTGAGTTTTACGATAAGTTTGGTGTAGGATCAACTTTTCCTCAAGTCATAATGAATGTTGAGGGTCCTGATGATGGAACTCATCTTGGTGGTTGTACCGAAACTGTAGCGTATCTTCGAGAAAACAAACTAATCTAATGGAACAAGACGTTCAGGAAATTTACTTTGATGTCGAGAAAGCAATCGACTATGCTTTCGAAGGACAATTCGTTTTAAAGTTTTATGATTATCTAAAAGTTCGTGGAGCAAAAAGAAAAGAAGTTGATGAGTTCATTCAGAGTCCTACCATCACTGAACTGAATAGTTTGATTGGCGATTTGGATGAATACTTAGTCGGTGGTTCTGATGAGATTCATAAACAACTTAGAGAAGCTTATGGATTCATCTCAAAACCACAAGCAAGAAAGATAAAAAACTATCTTCGTGCTATAATTGATGATGCCGAAAAGTATAGTTATGATAAACGACCTGGAAGGCGTAAAAAGAAGACTAAATAATGATAGAATGGAGGAACACTAGGAAAACGTTTAGTTTTTAGATGTTCCTTTTCGGGAGCATCTTGTAATAGAAGGTAACTCTCGGGAGAAAAAAAGATGGAACAAGCATTTATGCTCACCATGACCATAATGATGACATTGTTATTTTTTGTGGTCGGTGGTATAGTAGGTTGGATAGCAAATAGAACATTTCTGGAAAACCAACCAATCAATATGCATCCCGAATTTTTTGATAATGATGGGAACATTATTCCAGATGAAATTTTAGCAGTGAGATTTGAAAACGATTATGACAGCTTCGAAGAAGACGACGAGTAGAAAGACAACCGTCAGTAAAACAACAAGGAAAGCAACTCCTCTCCCGAAACTGGATAGGAATTGCTTTCAACATGAGATTCTTGAACTTGCTTCCAAGCAAAGAAGTAAAGCAAAGAAAGTAGAAGTTCTCAAAGAGTATCGTAATGATGCTCTTATTTCTATTTTCATTTGGAACTATGATGATAGTGTGATTTCTCTTCTTCCACCAGGAGAAGTTCCTTTTGCAGATCTCAATGAGATGACTGCTACTGGTGGAACGCTGAGTGCAAATGTAAACAGTAAGATTACTGGTGATCGCTCTATTTCTTATAATGGAGCAGAAGAAGATATGAGAGCAGGTAAAACATCTCTTCGTAGAGAGTATGGAAAACTGATTAATTTTGTGAAAGGTGGAAAGAGTGATCTTTCATCTATTCGCCGTGAGACAATGTTTATTAATCTTCTTCAAGGACTTCATCCAAAAGAAGCGGAGATTTTGATTCTTACAAAAGATAAGGCACTTACTGATACTTATAATATTCCTTTTGAAATTGTACAAGAATCCTACCCCGATATTAAGTGGGGAGGTCGTTCTTGATGCGAAAGGAAATTAGAGTAATTCATTCTGATTGTGATCCAAGCATCTCTGAGGATAGAACACTTCCAAGTAACGCTTATCTTGTCGAGTATCTTCAAGATGGAGTAACACATTTTGATGTAGTTACATGTCAAAAGAAAGTAGAAATCTTTGATGAGTATTGGGATAAGTACAAAAAAGATTTGATTAACATCACTCAAACAGAAGGAAGAATCAACCCAAAACTTTGGGGATACAAAGCACCAGATGACAAGAAGAAAAAATGAGTGAAGGATTTGGAAAAGAAAAAGTTAATTTGAATATCGAGATTAATCAACAAGAACTTGATAAGTTGATTAAGAAGTATAAGAGAATTAAAAAGTATATGAAGTCACCCATTTATGATGTTAAAGTTATGGATGGTACTGAGACTTATGTTTCTAAACTGGTGGAGGAAGGTCGAGAAGATCAGTTGACTACATAGAATATAAGGTCTATAATGACCATACGTTCATCCAACATGTTAGCACTCCTGCTGGCATTCACCCTTGCCCATCATAATGACGCCAATCCTTATGATTGGCACATGTCTTGTGAAAGGTGGTTACAACGATCTACGGAAATCCACGCAGATCCAAACCTTGACCTTCGGTCGAAGTTGGGTCTAATCGGATACCTTAAATCAAAAGTAGCAGGAGAATGTAACGGAGTGTATACATAGGACGCAAGTAAGTCGCGGAACGGATCGTTCATCTCTTCGGAGACGCAAACGACTGAAGGAACGGGAGATTAACACTCACCCTAGTATTTCAGGAGACTAACAATGAACACATTAAATCTCATTCGCAAGCAAATCGACAAGGCAGCAGCACTGCATGATGCACAAGTCCTCGTTACTAAGTATCGTGGAGTTGATTGCAAAGTGCATCAGGCAAGTGAGGAAACTCACGGCACCTACTGCTATCGTGGTCGCACTTACGTTAAGTGACATCATGGAAGCACTACAAGTTTCTGGGATCGTATCCCTGGGGTCTGTAGCATTTCTGTCGCTACTGTATTGCGAAATCAACTTACTTTTTAAATGAACTTCAGGAGGGTTGACTACCCTCCTTTTTTATAGGCATAAATTTTTATTAAGGAATCAACACAAAAGGCATAGATAATGATAGAATAATGGAGTGAGAATAAAATGATCTGAAATCAAATCTTTATTATGAGTTAATTTAATCCTTGGAGGTTATTATGCATAATCTTATTTCGCATAATCAATTAGCAGGATGGAAACAAAGTTTTCTCCGTCTTGAAAATACTTTAGATAAAAGCATGGAGGAGGCGGAGATGATCAATGATTATTATGATTGTTTGATTGAGTGTGATGATGATCAGGCAACTTGTAAGCGGATATGTCGGAGGATTTTAGAATAGTCTATTTGGAGGGTTGACTACCCTCCTTTTTTTATGTAAAATAGATGGAGTGAACTTTTTGTTATGGATGTAGAAAAAGTAAAACTAATTGTTAGAAACATGGAGTCTCTAATCAGTCTTTTAAAGATTGAGATTGGTGAGGAAACTAATGTAGTCAAACTTGATGAACTTATTTCTGGAATGAAACCAGGTGAAAGTTATGAACCTGATTATTACGAGGAACCGTAATGTACGAAGAATTAGATTGTTTTGAAGAAGCATTAAAGCATTTTGGTACTAGGGTAGAAGTCATCACTGCTATGGAAATGTCTAAACGTATTAGTGCTGAAGATGCATACCAAATGATTAAAGATGAACTGAAAGAAGTTAAAAAGTGTCGTAAATTTGTGAGGAAAGAGAACGAAGAATGAAACCAGTAAAAGCAAAAGATCTTCTTGAAAAAGACCAGAACCTCAAGGTTGTAAGTCTTGGAGCAATCCCAAATCCTCAACAGATTGTATGGTATGCGGGAAAGCAAGATTACTCAGAAGAACCAATCTACACTAAAACACCCCCAGAAGAACAGAAGGCAGGGAAGTGGATTGTAGAGCAGTTGCTTGCAAACGATAGGGGTCACTATGGTCCTTTGGAGCATCCTGGACTGATTTTGAATGTAAGTGGTTATGTTCACAACGTAATGGTTCAGGCAAGAACTCATCGTGTCGGTGTGAGTTTTGATGTGCAGTCTCAACGATACACTGGTCGTCGTGTTCTCAAGGTTGCAGAGGGTGAACTGAGACCTGAGGATGTCTTCTACGTGCGTCCTGCGGGGTTCTACACCAATCGTAAGGGTAAGAAGTATGATTGGACTGAAGAAGATTATCAGAGTGAATTGAATTACATTTTGGAAGGATGTAAGCGTTATGCTGCAAAGTATGAAAGGGGTATGTGTGAGGAGCACATTCGTGA